TTGTCCGCCAGTGAGTACGAGTTCGGGTCGGCCGGCAGGTCGACCTCGAGGCCCTGGCGGATCAGCTCCAGGCGCAGCGGCAGCCACACCTGCAGGTAGTCCCGCACCAGCGTCTTGACGGCCTCATGACCGTTCATGGGTTGAACCCGAGGTGCTCGCTGATCTTCTCGATCATGCGCTTGCGCTCCATCGGGGTGAACCGAGGCACCGGATGCCGCTGGGGGTTGCCCATGCCGCGCATGTGGAACTTCACGTAGTCGATCGCCTCACCCCGCTGCGGCCCGAACACCACGAAATGCGGGCTCGACGACCGCGGCGTCTCGGACGTGACCGCCTTGACGAGTGTGCGGGTCTCGATCAGCGGCTCGGTCGAGAGCCCGCCGCGCTGTTTCTTGATGACCGTGGCTGCACGCAGGGGCGCCCAACGGCCATTGGATCCGGTCGCGAAGATCTTCGACTGCCGCTCGGCCCACACCTTCGCGATCGCCGGCCACACCGGCGACAAGTCGGACGCGGCGTCGACGAGCTGGTTCAGGCGATCGGTGAGGACGGCGGCCTGACCCTGGGCGTCGACCGCGCGGCCGCGTGCCTTCGACCGCTGCTTCGACGCGTAGCGCGAGGCCGCGGTCATGCGACTGGGGTGGTTGTGTCCGGGACCGACCAGGGCGCTGGGACCATCCTGATCATCCCGACATGGGACCTGCGCGGGTCGAACGGGTCGAGCTGCTCCCGCTCGTCATCGGTCAGCATCCGCACCGGGCCGCCGGAGAAGTTCAGGCCGTCGGGCCCCGTGTACGAGGTCCGCTGGTCCGGGTTGGTGAAGATCCGGCCCGCGACCCGCTTGACGACTGCCTTGACGCCAGCCGGGCAGGTGACGTCCGTCCAGTTGTAGCTGGCCAGGTTCCGGTAGCCCTCGATGATGCCGGACGCGTCCTCGATCGCGGCCAGGGCAGATGCCTGGATCTCGTCGCTGAACGCCGTCTTGCGCTGGAGGTGGGCCTGCAGCTCGTCGATGGTGATCAGGCCCATGGTTCCTCCTCGCAGTGGTGTGGTGCTGCTGGGGGCAGCGGGATCGCCGCCGCCCCCAGCAGTGACGGGCTAGGAGCGTCGGCGCCCGCGAGGGGCGGGCTCCTCCTCGGCCACCGGCTCGACCACGGGCTCATCCGAGTCCGCGACCTCGCCGCCTTCGAGGGGCTCCTCCTCGGCCACCGGCTCGACCACGGAGACCTCCCCGAGGCCGTAGCCGTGACGAGCGAAGTACGCGATCGCACGCGGGTCGCTCGACTCGCCGACACCGTCGGCGAACTGCACGCCGGCGACTTCACCTGAGAATCCGGGAACTGGGGTCGTGACGCGCATCAGGCGACCTTGACGTTGCGCAGGACCGCAGCAGCACGGGTCTTCTTGACCACGATGCTGACCGGGCCCATCTCGACCTCGCCCTTCTTCACCGCACCTGCGGTGGAGAAGTCCGGCAGCCACGTCTGCACGAGCGGGGTGCCCGAGACAGCGACGGCGTGCACGGCATCCTCGGCGAGCCGGACCGCGTAGATGTCGGTCAGGTTCGTGATGTTGCCGCCGCCGCCAGCGCCGTCGGGATCGCGGGTCTCCGTCGGGATGATCGGGTTGCTTGAGGCCGGCTTGGCCCCGAGGTCGATGATCGGGACGACGCCGTAGTACTCGACCATCTGGCCGAACGCGTTCTCCGCCCGGGTGTAGTACCCGGCACGGCGGGCGATCGCCTTCACGCGAAGGAACCCCTGCGTGTTGCACAGGAGCGCGGAGGCGGGGCCGTCGAGGGAGTACACGAGCTGGTCGAGCAGGTCGATCGCCGTGTGGGCCTCGCCCTCGGTGTCGACGGTCGCGGCGGACCAGTCGACGTACGCGGCTGCGCCGCCGGGGACGATCTCAGTGGACGTGCCCGTGAGGATCTTGTCGAGGCCGTTGAAGCCGTTCGCGTCGACCGCGGTGTCGCCGTTGATGAACTCATCGGCGAACTTCGTGCGGGTCGACTTGACCGTCTGCGAGAGCTGGAACGCGACCTCGTTGGTCTGCGCCTGGCCCAGGGCCGAAAGGACGCGGTCCAGGTCGAACGATCCGCCGAGAGGCTTCAGGACCGTCGTGATCTGCTCGCGCTCGGCCTCGGCCGCGACGTACTCGGCGTTGATCGCGCGGAATGCGGCACCGCGCTCAGTCTTCTCGCGGGTGTAGCCGTACGTGAGGGTGGCGCCGCCGCCGGCGGGGCTCACCGCCTGGTCGAACTGCAGGTTGTTCAGGAGCCAGGACTCCTTCTGGAACTGCTCGATCACCTGGAAGTCGATGTCGTCCTGGGTGTTCAGAGCAGCGTCAGCGAGAGTGATCGCCATTGCATTCTCCTTCTGGAGGTGGGTTGACCCCTCGCCAACGCAGGCTCAGGGGGTTCAGGTACGGGCCGGGCTGTAGTGGTTTGCGACGGCCTCGCTGAGGGACTTGGGCTTGGACTGGCCACCACGGCTGCCCTGACCGAGATCGGCCTGGCCCTTCGGTGCGACGCGGTCGATGACCGCCTTCAGTGCGTCGTTGTCGACGTCGCCCTTGTCGTCGACGAACTTCGCCAGGTTCAGGTCGGAGATGAGGGCGTCCGCATCGGCCGGCTTCATCCGCTGGCCGAGCTCCGCCTTCAGGATCCCCGCGGCGAGGCGCTCGCCGTACTCACGGGCCACGGCCGCACGGGTCTCGTCCTGGGCGGTCTTGACGGCCTTCTCCAGGTCACTGGCGTTCGCGCCCTCGAGCTCGTCGAGGCGGGCGGCCTTGGCCTTGAGGTCGTCGTAGTCCTTGAACTTGCCCCGCTCGCGAGCGAGCCGGGCTTCGACTGCCCTGTCGATGTCCGCCTGGGTGTACGACTTCGGTGGATCGGCAGGCGGATCCCCCGCGGGAGGGTCACTAGCCGGCGGATCGCCGGCAGGCGGGTCGCCTCCGTCGTCCGAGGCGCCGAGGATCGGCCAGATCGGGGTGCCGCTCTTGCGGAACCCGACTGCGGCCAGGCCGGTGCGCGGATGGATGGGCAGGGTGCTGTCGCTCATGGTCATGCTCCGTCAGTGCGTCCACATACCGACATTCGGGGCTGTCGTCGCCCGTACCGGCTGATGCGCAGCCGTCACGCCTCGGAGTCGACCGACTCCGGAATCTGGGTCGCGGCCTCGGCCGCGTAGCGGGACATCTCCTGCGGCGTCATGCCCAGGATGTTCCGGTGAATGTACGAATCCGGGAGGCCGGCGTCCTTCGCCTTCGACGCGGCATCGAACCGCTGCGCCATCGACGGGATGCTCGGAGGCATCCACAGCACCTCCATGTCGCGGCGTGCCGCCCGCATGGCGTCCCCGGCCCAAAGGAACTGCAGCTGCTGCACCAGCTCCCACGGCTCGGACAGCGCCGTCATCCGGTCGATCGCCTTGAAGATCAGGCCCGACTCGACGAGATCCGTGTTCGCACTGGACTGGTTCGCGCCGTCCGGGATCAGCGACGGCAGAGGCGTCCGCGTCACCGCCGCCAGGTCCTTGATGTCGTCCCGCGCCGCCAGCAGCATCGGGGTCAGGTCCGTGACCTGCGACTCCCACACATCGACACCCTCGGGCAGGTTCCACAGCGCCGCCGGATCCGCCGCGAACATCCCCTCGTAGTCGATCTCCTGACCGGCCGCGTTGTACTTCGGCAGGTTCTTCAGGATCCGCTGACGGAACGCCTGCATCGCGCCCGTGACCAGGCGCTGCAGCACCGTGGAGTTGATGCGATCCAGCACGTCGATGTGCTTCTCGAACTCCCCGAACACCGAACGCCCATTGATGCCCAGCTGGTTCGGGAACCAGACCACGGGGGCCTGGCTGAATGGAAGCACCTGAGGCTCCCCCAGCCACTCCCAGCCACGGCGTCGCGAGTTCTGCGCCCGGAACACCAGAGCAGGCATCCCCTGCTCTCCCCGCAGGTACAGGTACGCGTGGTCAAGGCCAGTCCACTCGTCCGTGAACCGCTTCAAGGCCGCGCGGACACGGCGTCGGCGCATCGGATCCGTGGCAACGGCGATCTGCCGGGGATCCTCGACCGTCACGGTCGGCACGCCAGTGTCAGGGTCCAGGTCGCCGACGATGACGAAGCCTTCGCCCATTACGAAACAGGACCGGTGCAGCACGTTGGCGTCAGCGTCGAGCTCGTTGGCCTGCCACCAGTCCCACGCCAGGGCGTCACCGTACTCGTCACCCTCGGCGCCCGTGCGCATCCCGGCCACCTGGATCCGGTCGACCATGGCATCCACCACGAGGCTTGCGAAGTTCGTGCGAGCACGCTTCTGGAAGACCGCGTACGCCTCGCGCACCGAAGGCGCGATCTCCATCAGCGGCGCATTGCCCTCGTCATACGACAGCAGCAGGTTCAGCCGGGGCTTCTTGCGCGCCAGTGCGCGGTCCAGCTGGTGAACCCACCACCCCGGCGACTCGACTCCGGCCTCCCGCAGTGGAGTCCGGTCCACGGCGAACGCGTCAACAGTCACGCTCGCCTCCTAGCGAAGTCTCATCGGTTCCGACACCCGCTTCGGGGCCGGCTGCTCAGTGGTGTTCAGCAGGTACAGGGCGCCACACGCGGCGAACAGCCCAGCAACATCAACTGGGGACGTCTTGCGGTCCAGGACCCAGCCCTCCCCCATCGGTCGTGCCACGCCCTTCTCGACCGCGTCGTCGAGCTGCTCCTGCCCGATGTGGGCGAGCGGGCCCTTCTCGACCGCGTCGAAGAACATGCCGCACGCACGCGCGGAATCCGTCCCCGACAGCTCGACGACCAGGTCGCCGAACTCCTCGCGCAGTGCCGGCACCAGCGTCGACACCGGGGCGTTGCCGCCCTGCAGCCCGATCGCCAACGGCCGCCGCGCGGCGACGCGCTCGCGCAGCCAGGGAACGACCCAGCCCTGCCCGAAACCCGTCTCCACGATCTCCACGTGCGACACGCCCGCGGCATTCAGGCCCGCGATGTCGATCCACGACCGCTGCCGATCCCACGACGTATCCACCAGGAACACGATCGGCGAATCCGACCCGATCCTGCTCGAGGGATCCAGCCGCTCCGCCCACTTGTCGAGGGGGAACAGCGACGACTCCTCAGCTGTCGGTGGGTCCTCCCACCAGGCCATGTGCTCGCGCATGAACTCCGGGATCGCGCCCTGGAGCACCTTGCGCTGGTTGCGCAGGAACTCCACATCGATGCGGCGACCCAGAGCCGGGTTCGCCTGCCACCACAGCAGCACGTTGTCCAGCTGGCAGCCAGCCGTGCCTGGCGCATGACGGCACTCCGCGCTCGCGCACGCAAGCCGATCGCTCGTCCACTCGACGTAGCCCAGATCCTGGTCCTCGCCCGACCGGCCACGCTGGCGCAGCTCGCGCAGCTGGGCGCTCGCCAGGATCCCCGGTGAGGAGCCCACGACCATGTGCGCGTCCGGAATGGCGGCCATCGTCGGGGTGATAGCCCCGAGCATCTTCGCGTCGAGATACAGGCCCTCGTCCGCGTACAGCCGCGGCACCTTAGAGAAGCCACGACCCGAGCGACCCGAGCGGGCAATGATGCGCAGGCTCGCCCCGCTGCGAAGGTCGAAGCCCTCGCTGCCGTTCGCTGTCCGGATCTTCAGCACCTGGCTCGACAGCTCATCGTTGCCCTCGATGATCGCCTGGAAGTCCTTGAAAGCGTCCGCCGACGTCTTGAACTCGTGCGCCGTCCACACCACGTCGAGGTCCTGGATGAACGTGTCGTGGATCGCGCACGCGATCATCGACGCCGTCTTGATGTTCTGCCGAGCGGCGATGATGCACGACTGCAGCCCCGCCCACGACCCGTCCGGCCTCTGCGGCAGCAGCGCGCGAACCGCCAGGCGCTCCGGCTCTGCCACCTCGTAGCCGAGTTCCGGCATGAGGTCGAGCACCTCGTCGGCGATCGTGAAGATCGAACCCTCCGGCACGTGCCAGAACGCAGGAGGGCTAGGTTCCGGTGGCAGTCGCACGGCGAGCCCTGAACTGCGCCACCTTGCCGCCAGTGCGGCCATCCTCAGCAGGCTTCGACAGCCCCAGCGCCGCCAGCGACGACCTCAGCTCCTTCACCACGCTGGCGTACCCCGGCGTCAACGGCGACATCGCGTCCACGTCGCGCGCCAGTCGGATCGCCAGGCGCGACGCCGCGTTGTCCCGCTCCCGAAGGTCGGCCTCAAGCGCCTCCGCGATCCCGCCGGCCGGCACCGCCACCGAGTCAGCACCCGGCCGCGCCAGCTGCACCACGACCTCGCCCCGCTTAGCGCCGCGATGACCCCGGGAACGGCACGTCGACGAGCAGAACCGGGCCCGCTTGCTCGCGGTCTCGAACTCCTTGCCGCACGCCGAGCACGTCACGCGCATGGCAGTCCATTCCGTTCACTAGGCCGCAACGTTGCGAACGTTGCGCGGGCAGAGATACGCGACTGAGCCCCCGGACAAGCGCCCCCGAGGGGGTGGGGAGGGGTGGCCCCCCTGTCACCACTGCTGCGATGTGCGCAGCTGCACGGTGGCGGGGACGGGTCGGTCTCCGCGCTTGCGGTTGCAGCGGCCGCCGTTCTTGTGGTGGACGGCGCGGACGTTGGCCCGGTCGAACTCGAGGTCGGGTCGGTACTTGACGGGGATGAGGTGGTCGCCGCTGTCTGCGCCTGGTTGCCCGCAGAGGTGGCAGAT